ACAATGCAAGATCTTATTAAATATCAAGATCAAATATTGAAAATGGTTGATCCTGCGGTTCTTACTTTAAAATCTTTTGCTAACGGTTTTATACCTAATTTTGCATATAAACAAGCGGTAATGGGTCTTGAAGAAAATATGAGTGGCAATAAAGCCATCTTTGATACAAAGCCTTTTCCACACATTAGAAATAGCAGTCAACCAACATTTAGTTCCGCAATTGCTGACCATGGTGGTTTAGTTAATGCATTGAGTGATTCAATGAGAGGGCAGAAAGCTGCTGGATTAATGAATGATGGTTTTATTCCTAATTTTGCAAATAGTAGATCTGCTAGAAGAAGAATTCAAAGAAATCAACAATCCCAACAAACTAATAATACTGGTGGAACAGCATCTTTTAATCCTCAACAAATTGCTACTGAAGCTGAAAAATTAGCTAAAGATGCTTTAAGAAAAATTAATAACGCTTATCAATATATAGCTGTTTTTGGGGCTGATTTCGCTGATATTATAGAAAATGCGTCAAAATCTGCGACAGCTCAACTAAAAACAAGTTCTGCAAATGTTAAAACATCAGTTGGAAATTTGTCTAATAATTTAAAATCATCTTTTGGTGGTATGTTTGGTAAAGGGCAGTCATCTGGTGGATCAAAACCTCCAGTTATATCATCCGGGCCTAATGTTGGAATGTTTTCAAAAATTGGTGGTGGATTATCTAAAGCTTTTGCTAATCCAGTATTAGCAATGATAATGCCACAAATAGCTGGAGCAGTTGGTTCACAATTTGCTTATGGAGATAAAAAACGTTATGAATTAACCGAATCAGAAAGAAAAAAACAAAGTTTTGCTAATACTGGTATTACATCTATTTCTACTGGTGCTTTTATAGGAAATATGATTTTACCTGGTTGGGGTGCAGCGATAGGTGCTGCTGTTGGAGGTTTGATTGCATTTTCAGAAGCGACAAAAGCTGCTAAGTTAAGTATTGGAGAAATGAAAGAAAAAATATCTGAAACCAATGCTAAACAAACAAATGCTATCACTGATTATAAAAATAATTTAGAGCAACTCGCTCTTGCTACTGAAAGTGGAGATGAAATATCTAAATCAAAATATACAAGAGATTTAGCTGCTTCATTTTCAGGTCTTTCTTCTAAAAATTTAAATAGTATTACCGAAGGTAAATCTATTAAAGAATTAGATATTTTAATTTCAGATATAAACAAAAAAGCTGCTACGCAAACAGCAATTTTATCAGCATCTGAAAAATTAACAAAGGGTGGTAAAGAAGTTTCATTTTTTGATAAATTTAAACAACAAGCTGGTGAAGCTATTTTAGATTTTGGTAATATGACTGTAGATGCATTTACTACTTTAGGCACTGCAATAGTTGATGGTTTTAAATACATAGTCAAAAGTACGAGTACGATATTTACAACTATCGTTGATAGAATTAAAGATCCATTTTTTAATTTTATAGATGGTTTGAAAAGTTCATTTACAAGTTTAAGCGATTATTTAGGTTCTTCGTTAAGAATGATTATACTTGGTTTTAAGCAGCAATTTTTAGATATTCAAAATTTTTTTGGTTTTGGCGATGCCGAAAAACAACAGCAATTAGATAGTGATATTTTAGCTGCAAATACAGTTTACGAAGAAGCTTCGCAGAAATTACAAGATTCTATAATGAATGGATTGAAAAAAGGAATTGATTTAGGTTTACAAGGTTTAGATATAGGAAAATATGTAGCAAAAAGTTTTGCGTCATTATCGCTTGTTGGAATGGCGGCTAATATGGCGATTGAATCTGGTCCTAGAAAAATTCAAAATTATAAAATGTCTGATGTTGCATCAGAATATTTGAAACTTTCAGGAGGAGCAGATATTTCTGGATTTTTTAAAAAAATTTTTAAACCAGATGATGAACTATTTGGTTTGATTCAAACCGTTGGCAAAAGTGGAGCTACAAAAGATAGAGAATCAGCATTAAATCAAATAAGATCTATTTTAATAGATAGAGGGGTAGAGGGAAATGATATAGACACATTGATAACTAGCATAAGAGAGCTTGGACAAACTGGTAATTTCAAAGGTCAGTTTATATTAAATGATTTTAAAAAATTTTTAGATGAGTTAGATGCTTCACAAGAATCTAGTAAAAAAGCTGCTACAAGAATGGCAGCGACTTTTGGTGATTTCGTCAGTTTAAAACAAAAAATTGAAAGAGATATTAATGATTATTTAAATAAGAGCAGATTAGGAGAAGTTGGAATAACTGCTCAAATTCAAAGAAGAAAAATATCTTTGGAAGAGCAAGGTAGAATGAGTGAGTTTTTTGGAAAACCATTTCAATCTGCTCAATATCGCGATCAATCTGCTAGATTAGATATAGATAGAGAATTTCAACAAGCTCAACGAGATCAAGTCAATCAATCAATGGCTATGATTGCTGATTTAAATAAAAAATTAAATAATATATCGATAAGCTCTTTGGAAACTTTAAAACAATCATTAATTTCTGAAAATCTTACTTTAGAAGAACGTCTACAAAAAATAAAAGAATTTGTAGAAAAATCTGATACTAGTTTTATCAATCCTTTTGATAGACAAAATTTTAAAGAACAAATTAAAGCAGCAAATACAACCTATAATCTTTCAAAAGAAAAAAATAAAGAAGACATAAAAACAGCAGATTATGTATACAGTCTTGAAATTAAGAGATTGCAAGAAGCTAGAAATTTTAGATTACAGTTGAAATCTGGATTATCATCTTTAAGTGATGAAGGTAATTTAATGATTGGCAAGCTTGGTAGAGATCTTCCTGGTATGTTTGCTGATGGAATGGTTAATGGTATTAAAGCAGCTATAAGAGAATCTGATAATTTAGGCGATGCTTTAATGGGTGTTGCTGCAAATTTCTTAGATTCTATAAGTACAACATTAATGCAAGCTGGTACTCGTCAAATTCTTGGTAGTTTTGGTTTTGAAAATTTATTTAAAGCTCAAAAAGGAGGAATTATTCGCGCACAGTCAGGCATGTATATTTCTGGAACAGGTTCTGGAGATAAATATCCAGCTTTATTAGAAAATGGTGAGTATGTATTAAATAGAAGAGCGGTAATGGCTATGGGTGGTCCAGCAGCTTTAGATACACTTAATTTCTCTATGGCTCCAAGATTCGCTAGTGGCGGATCATTCAATGCAGAATTGAGTGATATCAAAGCTATGGAAGAAGGCATGACAACTTTTGGACTAGAAAATAGTTCATTATATAAAGAATTGCGTGATGCTGAAATACAAAAAGCTGAAGAAGCTAGACAAAAAAGACGCGCAAGACAAGCGCAAAGAGCGCAAATGATAGGTTCATTGGTTGCTGGTGTAGCAACTATTGGCCTAGGAGCAGGGGTAACAAAATTACTTCAACCTTCAGCGTTGCAAAAAGCAATTGGAACAAGTCCAGAAATGATGACAATTGTAAATGGAAAAGCCGTAATGACTGGTCGTCAAACCGGAGGTTTAATCGGTTCTCGCTTATCTGATACAATTCCTGGTTATATTGAAGGTGGATTATATAATTCACCAATGGTTAGAAAATATGGAACAGGAATGCAATCTGGCGGTATGTCTTCTATTGCCAATAATTCTAATGTTGTAAATAATAGTAACGCAAGTAATTCATTCAATTTCAATACTACTGTAAATAGAGATGGCACTATTCAAATGGGAGCAAATAATACATCCTATAAACAACAAGATGTTGAATTATCAAACAATCTAAATGATAGAATATATGGCGCGGTTCTTAATGTGATTCGCGATCAACAAAGATTTGGTGGATCGTTAGCGGGTACTAGAAAAGTATAATTATGAAAAACGCAATATCTAATTACGAAAATATATTTTATCTTGATGGGCAAGCGATATCTGGTGTTATATCGGTAGATGGAGGCTATTCAATTAATTATACGCCAATAAATACTATAGGTATTGGCTATAATAAACAAGTTATAGCTGAAGTTCCAAATGCAGAATTCAATATTAGTAAATATTTATTATACAATGAACCCTTTTTGAATTACACGGGTCAGAAAAACGATCTTAAAGCTATACCGTTAGCTGCTAGCATTAATTATAATAGTAAATCAATTGGATTTCAAAGTGGTTATTTAAATTCTTTTGGGTTATCGTGTTCAGTTGGAGAAATACCTAAAACTTCAGCAAATATACAAGTCTTTGGCGATATTGGTTCTGGATTTTCTGCTTTTGGTAATCAGCAAACAAAATACATGACTGTTCCTCAAGTCAAAGATATAATATTGACTTGTAGTGGATCAGCTTCAAATAGAATAACCAGTTTTGATTATTCAATCAATTGTCCAAAAAAACCTATTTATATTCTTCAAGCTGCAAATAATTATGTTCCTTATGAAGTTTTATCAGATTTTCCAATTGAAATAAACGCAAGTTTTACTTTAGAAATAGACGATTATTCTGCTAGAAAAGTTTATGAACAATTAAATAGTGATACCAATGCTTCTTTTTCTATTCTAATTAAAGGAGTTGTTTTTGAAGATGAGAAATTATCTGTTGGCTCATCTCAGTTTTTAAATATTGGTATAGGAGATTTGGTTGTTGCCCAAAAAGCTCTTGGTGTTGTCTTGTTTACGCAATCATATAATTCTTTAAAATTAACTAATCAAGAATTTTCATCAAATGCTGATGATGTTTTAAGTGTAAAATTAAATTACAAAGGATATTTAAATTAATCTATGTCAACACTTTCAGACTTGTTTCCAAAATTAGGTAGCGCCGTAATAGATACAGATATTTTTCTTGTTAGTGATTCGTCATCCACGAACAACAATAAAATACAAAAATCGGAGTTTATTAAATCTTTTAATTATTTCTCCGCTCAAAATGCTAGTGGTATTTCCTTATATGAAAGTGCTGGGCTTTTTGGTTTAACTGTCAGTGGTGCAAATGGATTTGTCGGTTTAAATAATAAAACTCCATATGTTTCTTTAGATATTTATGATAACACAAGTTCAACAAATGGGTCTGGTCAAATAAGATTATCTACATCAAATGCGGCTAGAAAAATCGGTATATCAATATCTGATCCTAATACTTATTATCAATTCGCTAAAAAACCTAATGATAATAAATTATATTTAGAATCATCTATTGATAATGGATCAACTTTCACAAACTTAATGGTTGTTGATCAAAGCGGTAATTTTGCAATGCATGGAACAACGGGGTCTTTGAATAGAAAATTTTTAGTTAGTGGAGAATTTTGTGAATTTCAAAATTCTGGCAATTCATTGATTTTTGATCCTTATAATGGTGAAATAAAAACAAATGCTGTTGATGAAATTTTATCTATAAATTATAGCAATTTAGCTGATATACGATTAGGTGGTAATGCGCTTTATGTTGATAATGATTTGTTGTCTCCAAAAGTAGGTTTTGGCCATACAAATCCACAATATTTATTACATGCTAGTGGTAATATAACTGGTGAGATAAGCAGGTTTCAAACAAATTCAACTAGAACTGTTATAGGATTAAGAAATACAACAAATATAGCTTATTATGGTATATTTACTAATAAGGCTTATGTTGGTTTTTCAAATGTATTAAATACAAATAATCTAACATTTGATAATCAAGGAAATTTTGGTTTTGGCGTCACTGGTCCTCAGTATAGACTTGATGTTGCTACAGAAAGCGCAACCGCATATACTACAGCTTCATTTCAAAGCACAAATGTTCAAGGTTCTACTCAAATAGTAATCGCTGCTAATAAAGACGTATCTTTAGATCCAACTGCGAATAGAAATAGCTTAGTAACTTTTTCGCGTTTTGATGCTGTAGCGAATACTCCAAAATGGTCAATTGGAAATTTATATAATGATTCTGCATTGGGTGTATCTGATAATGATTGTTTTGTTTTTATAAAAAATGGTTATTTTGGCGCGAGTCCAGATGTTGCAGCAAAACTAACAACTGCTGGAAATTTTGATATTGATGGATCATACACAACCAATAATTCATATTGCAAAGGTCAATTTATTGAAGTGTATAAAACAATGCTAACTGGTACTTCTAATATTTATATAGATCCTTTCGGTTCTAATGGTTCTTCTGTTACCAGTAGTGGAAATTTTAATAATGATTCTCCATTTGGAGTATCTATGTATGGTGGTAAGCTCGAAAGAGTAAAGTTGTTTACTTCTGATACAATATCATCAAACATTGTTTTTCAATTTTATGCAATTACACCATCTACTACAACTACAAATGGATATAATAATATAAATACAACTGGTGATTACGCCAATGTTAAATGCAGCGGAACTGTTGCATTGAGTACAAATCAGGTAGCTGAAATTATTTTCCCGTCTTTAGGGACTTTTACTTCAGGTCAATTATTACAGTATAGACTTTTTAAATCTGATTTTTCAACCTTAAATATTCCGGTCAAATTAACTAGTTCTATCAAATATACTGTAATATAATGACTAAATTCATTAAATATGAAAATCTTGATTTTAGAATAAATAGTAGTGCTTTTTTTTCTACTTCAGTTAAAATTTCTTTGCAATCAAATATTCAACCTATTTTAATTGCAGATGGAAGTTTATTGAGATACGCGCCTCAAGAAACTGTTATAGGAAGTTTATCTACAGATTTTTATTTAACGGGTTCTTTGCCAAATTTTTTAAATGTAATAGGATCGTCAGAATCGAGTGTTGATTGTAATTTTGGCGGTATAACGATTAATGATTGTTATATTAAGAGTTTAAGTTTTACTGCGAGTCAATTTTCACCAATTTTATTGTCTGCTAATTTTGATTGGTATGGTAAAATAAATACTGCAAATAGCACAAATAATATATCTAATAAATTGATTGGAGGCCCTAGTGGTCCTAGTGGGCCTGTAGAGTATTTGTCGCAAATATCTCATTCTAATAATTCATATATATTAGATTCTACTAATGTATTTGGATTTTCAGAAATTTTTTCATATAGTTATGAAGAAAGTTGTGATAGATTACCGTTTTTTGCAAACGATCAAATAACACCATTTAGAGTCGCAAAAATAAATAGAGCTAAATCAGTATCAGTAGATGGTAATTATTTTAGAAAATCTAATGTTTCTGATATTGAAGGAACCAATACTTTATGTAATTTATATTTAAAAGATTATCAAAATAACTTATTGAATACTTTCGAAATATCTGGAAAAATAGATTCAAGATCTTTAAATATAGATGTAAACGGCATATTGCAAAGTACTTTGTCAATAAGTCAAAGAGTAGCTCCTTTACGAAATACTTTATGAGTAAGTTTTTAGATACGCAGTTTTCAATAACGGGAATAAAAGATTTTGATATTGGATCTTCTTATTCAAAATATGATTTAGTTGATTTTGAATATTTTACAGGCAACTTTAAAGATCCATTAAATTTGTCAGGTTTATACGCTTGGTATAATTTAGATGATCTTAATAATTTAGAATTTGATTCTTCTGGTAGAGTTTATACATGGTATAATTCTGCTGTAGGACATGAAATAGGTCAAGATTTATTGAACTTAAATATATCTCCTGATACTAGACCTTTTTATGATAAATATAAAAACTGTATAACATTCGAATCTTCTATAGATTCATTACCGTATAAAGTAAATTTTTTATCTACAACTGGCGATGGTTTTATTGGATTTTTGACAGGAGATCGTTGCTGGTTTATTGTTTATGAATTCGAAAGTCTACGCCAAGGTAATTATGGATCTACGATAAAACCAAATATAGCGACTATTATAGATACTGATTTGTATTCCGATACTAGATATCCAACAAACTGCGCGACTAGTGGTTATCTTTCTGTTTCTGGGAATAATGAAATATACAGTTGGAATAATAATGTTCCATCTTCTTCTCAGCAGTTTATAATCAATCCAACTGGTGAGTCTGAAAATTCTCCTTCGACAGCTAACTCTGCATTTTCAGCAGCAAATGTAATCAAAAATAAAAATATTGTATCAATAATAAAAAATAATGATACAAATAATTTACGTTTACGCAACAACGGTTTTGAATTATTGAGTTTCACTACTGAACATTTTAATTCTGGCTGTAGTGGCTTGAGATTGGGATCGTCTTATAATGCGCATGCAGATTCAAGTTTGAATGCTCAATATAATTACGACGCATCTAATATATCGTATTATGAAGTGCTTGGATTTGCGAAAGTACCATCTGATAATGATATTTTAGCTATAGAAAAATATTTATTTGAAAAACATTTTACAAACGACGATGGATTATATATTGCTAAATCAAATTTTACAGCCTCGGATTATAGATATTCACCAATAAATATATCAGGATCAGAATATTTGACTAAAAATATTGATTCTGTTTTAAATAAAACATATGGCTGTTCTGCTAATTTTTCTACAAAAGCAGCAAGAATGGATTATGGTGATAATTATTATACAAATGTTATACCAAATATAAATAATCTAAATAGTAATTTTAGTTTGCAATATGATGGTTTGACAGACGCTCAAGCTAAATGTTTGATCGGTTTTTTTCAGAATTCTTTTGAATACACTCCAAAAACAATTGTTGATTCTTATGAGAATGTAACTATTGATTTATTTTTCCCGTATAAAAATAATTCAAAAATTTATTTTTCGGATTTGCAATATAATTCTATTGAGGCTAATATAAATAATATTTCAATCAAATGCATATCAGCTTATGATTCTACTTTAGATTATAGAGGTTATCAGGTAACTGGAAAAGATGTAACATCTTTTTTTGATGAGAATAAGGCATATTTTAAGAATGATGTAGTTTATAATTTATCATCTGTAGAATCAGATAAAGGTTATTATTGGTATACAGGTTTGGATAACACAGTTCCGACTCATGATCAAAGACCAACAGGCAATAATTCGTTGTTTACCAAATCTTTTTATTTTCAACCCGATCTAGATTTTGAAATTCCAATTTCGCCAAAATTAGTAAAAACTGAATTTGAATCTTCTGCCGCTTCTTTTGAAAATTATGGAATTAATAAAACTAATCTTGAATTAAATTATAATTTAAGTAGTAGATCTGATAAAGAAGCTCAAGCTATATTAAAATTTTTAGATGTTAATGCTGGATTTAAAATTTTTGAAATGACTTTACCGAGTCCTTATAATAAAAAGATAAATGTTTACGCACCAGAATGGAGTCATGTATATAAATTCAAGAACAATCATGATATTTCGATCAAATTTTTAGAATTCAAAGGCTTGACGGATTCTGATATCTTTTTTAATACAATTATACAATTATGATATACGTAAATACAACAGGTAAGCATATTGGTGAATGTTTAACTGGTTTTGGTTCATCGTTTCCGGTATTTATCTACAACAGCGGTAATTCTGATATTTCTTATGAAATAGATGTATTAAATAATACTGATATTTTTTCGGTTTCTGAAAATGAATTTATTATTAATAATGGTTCGGTAAAGAAGTTTGATATTTTTTATAAACCAACAATCGTTGCTTCGACATCAACGGATACGTCGCAGATAACCATTTTTAGCGAATCTGTTGAAGATGGTACTGTTGATCCAAGCGGCTTAATTACTATAAATATAACTGGATCTAGAATAATTACTAATACAGCTGGCTCTGTAAGAAAATTTATTGCATTAAAAAAATATAATCCAGAAAAAGTAGAGGTAAGTTATGATTTTAGATGGCTTCCTCCTTCTGGAACAGGTTTATTGAAAAATTATTATTTTACTGGTTATAGATTAGATTTGTCCACAGTAAGCGATTTTAGTTCCATTGATTATTCTAAAGACATAGTAATTCCAAGAAATAATAAAGATGATCCAAGATTTGCAACTTATTATGGTTTTCCAGAATCAGAAATTATTCAAAATATATCGAAAAGCGATTTTCCTAATTTACAAATTAATACTAATTATTACGCAAGAATATACACATCTTCTACTAATAATACTGGGGTTAGTATATATGCAACAGGCGTAGATAATTTAAGTGATCAATTATCTGAAGAAGTAATTAATGGAAACTCTGGTACTGTTGTAAATATAAAAATAGAAAAAAAAGCTCTGGATGTTTATATAGAGCAAGGAAATTATGTAAATTATGATTTATCTGATAAGATAATAAAAACTAATAATAATTCTGATGAATTTATTTTTATTTCAGGGATCAATGTCTTTTTTCCCGATAATTCTTTTTTTGTTTCTTCTGATTATAATAATTATGCTGTTAGTTTGAATAATGTTGTTCTTAATAATTTTACAGGAAATGGTTCTACTTTGATAAATTTTTACATTCCTAGCACTTGTAGAGTTCTCGGTAATTTTGGTAAGGGTGGTGATACGTTTATTGGTTCTGAACTTAAATACAATGATACTAACTTTATAAATAAAACAACTGCTGAATACAATAAAACAAATTCAACTTTCTCTGATTCTCAGGCCGGGGGAAACGTCTTTTTATTGAATGCAAAAACAAATACAAATCAAACAGATTTTATATACAATATATATATAGAAAAAAATTCTTTTCTTTGCTCTGGAGGCGGTGGCAATAAAGCTGGTTTGGCATCTGTGTATAAAGAAATAATCTATAATTCATACTATAATGGCACTTCATCAGATCCTTATGTTTATTATTATTTGAACGGCGCTTATAATAAATTAGGTCAAGCAACTAAATATGATCTTGTTTATAGTTTTCAAGCTTCTAGAAACGCTACAATTCAAAATGTGAATATTGGTTCTATATTCTCTAATCAATCTGGTTATGGAGAAGATGGTTCTAAGGGAATTTGGCTTTATAATAGTAAACAAAATAAATATCGCGAATCTATTATAATTGCAGATGGTTCAGGTTATGGGTTTTTAAGAAACTTTTCACAAAATGCTGTTCAGTTTAAACCGATGCCGGGGCCTGCGTCTATTGCTGGTAATTTGATAAAAAAATATAATAATTCTTCTGTTCGTTTATCTTATTATAATAACGAAATACCATCAGATTATATTTTTAGATTAGAAAATGGATTTTTAACAAGTTCATCTTCGTGGGCCGCCAAAAACAAAAATGGTTCAACAATTTTTACATTAAATGCAGTAACTGGAGCAGGTTTGACATATTCATCTAATTATAATTCAACTGGTTACAGATCATTAACAATAAAAAACTCGTCTCTTTCTGGAACCATATCTTCTTTTTCTGATCCTGTCAAAAATTTTGATATGTATATTATTGGTTGTTTCAATAGATCAACAATAAATCCAACCAAACTTTCTAGTATGATTAACTGGTATAAAGTATTTGCTAATTCAAGTTCTAAAAATATTCTTTTCAGAAATTTTTCTAGCACAAATATAAATAATTATACAAAAGAATCAAATATTATAAATAATTATACAAAAGAATCAAATATTTTTAATTTCTTTTTTTCGTTGTTGTATGAATATAAAATACAAAACACAAATGCTGACCAGTTTTTCTTACTCAATAAATCTGGCTCATCTTCTTATTATCAATTATCTAGTTGCTTAGATACATCTTCGTATAATATTTATCCTTTCTTATTAAACATAAAAAGAAATGGAACGGTTTATTCTATTTATGTAAATGGAGAATTGCATACATCTTACGATTTAAACACGGAAACACCGTCTGCTTTCAGGAATAATTCTAATTTTCTTTCTTCAATTTCTGGAACAACATTTAAACTTGAGAATAACGATGCGGATGGATCTGGGATAACAACAACGTTTTTTGATTTGCTTTGTTATAATAGAATACTATTTGACGATGAGAATAAAAAGATAAATAACCATCTATTACAAAGTTATATTAAATTATTTTCTGGTAATTCTGCTAATGATTATTTAAGTATAAATTCTAGAATAAGAATGCCAAACGTTTTTAATTTAGCTGGTTACATCTCTACATAAAATGAATACTTTTTTCAAACTTAATAATTATGTAATAATTGATTTATTTGAAATAGAACTAGAAGCAAATGAAGGTTTTTTGCGATTTCATGGTTCTAAAAATTTCAATAAAAATATATTTTTTCAAAACAAGGAATATATTTTTATACCGTGTGAATTTTCGTCTTTTGAAACAAATTCAGATGGCAGGCAGAGTAGACCAAAAATTCAAATTGGTAATATAAATAATTATATTTCTAGAATACTGCAAGACAGAAATGATTTGATCGGTAAAATGTTTAATAGAAAAAAGGTTTTGGCAAAAGATCTGGATTTATCGAATTTTGAAAATGGAATAAATCCTTATGGGATTTCTAATTTTAATACATATGTTGCGTATGATAAGTTTATAATAAATTCTAAAATAGCAGAAAATATTAATCTTGTTGAATTGGAATTGGTTACGAAAGTAGATATACAGTCGTTATCTATACCAGCAAGAAAAGTAACAAATGACACATGTGCTTGGAATTATAGATGTTACGGATGTAATTATGGAAATAATAAAAATTATTCAGGTCCAAATTTGCCAGTTCCTATAAATGGCTCTTTCAATACTTACTTAGGGGTTCCAGTGGCTGATGAAAATGATAAAGTTTTTGTAAGAAAAGTAAATACTGCAAATTCAGGTGATTTGTATGATATACCTTATAATGGAAGTTATAACTTAACATCCTTAACTTATAAAGGTCAATGGTCCTCTACTATATCATATGTGGCTGGTGATTTTGTATATACAGATTCAATTTCACAAATTAATTTGGAGACCGATGAAGCTGTTTTATCCGCCTTGAATAGACCAAAAAATTATTTTGTTTGTGTATTGAATAATAAAAATAAATTTCCTTTGCAAAATACAGATGTTTGGGTTCAAGATAAATGTTCAAAAACTTTAAGAGGATGTAGATTAAGATATAACGACAATACCAATACTATTAAATTCGGTACATCAACGCTATCTAAGAATTTACCATACTTGCCTTTTGGAGCGTTTCCAGCAACTTTTCCTTATGATAACAACGAATCTAGAACCTGAAATTTTCGATAGATTGCGTTCTTATTCTAATCTTAATTCAAATGAAGAAGTTTGTGGATTCATAGTTGAAAAGGATGGTTTAGTAGACTTTATACCTGTGGATAATAAACATCCAGATAAAAAACATTTTGCGCTAATATCTCCAAAAGATTATTTACGAATAAAAAATGAATATACTATCATGTATTATTTTCATAGTCATGTTAGCAATTGTGATTTTTCTGAAACAGATATTGTATATCAAAAATACCATAATATAGATATGTTATTATACGATAATAATCGAGATTTATTTAAAGAAATGAAGTGTAAACTATAATATCATATGGTAAGTGTAAAATTACATGGTATTTTTGAAAGATATGTGAAAACAGACTGGTTATTAAATGTAAAAACCGTTTATGAAGTTTTCGAAGCGATTGAAGCGAATAGTGGTAATTTTGTACGAGCCCTTGGTTATTTTCAAGACTATTTGAGTCATTTCGTAATATATGTTGATGAAAAACCTGTTCCAGCAGAGTATTTGAATTCACCAATTTTAAATAAGAATTCAAAAATAGAAGTAGTTCCTATTATTTTAAGCGCGGATTTTGGACTAAGTTTTTTTCTTGGTCTTTTATTACTTGCCGCATCTGTTGGTATCCAATTTCTTATTACATCCTTAATGACTCCAAAAGCTCCAAAAGATATCAAGAATAACTCTAGATTATTTTCTGGTTATGAAAATGTAACAAAAAGAAATGTTCCTATTCCAATAGGATATGGCCGATTAAAAATTGGAAGTATATTGATCGCAAATGATATTACGTTTATAAATAAAATTACCACATAATTTATGTCTAATAATGTACCAGGTTTTTTAGATTTAACGGCTGAACTAATAAATAATAGTCAAAATACTATCGGTTTGCCTTTTGATAATCAGCAAGGATCTGTTCAATTGAATCCAGATTTATTGCAAAACCAACAGACTCAGCAAACAAATCAGGTTTCGATAAATAATGTATCTATATATTTAGAAAAGAATTTGCTTGATGTTTTGTTGGCAGCGGCAGAAAAACATGATTCAACTTTAGATACAGAATCTTTTTACGAAAGTAATGATTTATTGTCTGAAGGTCCTATAGAAGGTCTTTCAGATCAAGATGGAAATACATTAAACTATATTGGTTTGAACAGTTCTGTTCAAAATAAAGATTCGTCTTTAGCGTTTGGTGTTTATTATAATGATGTTGCTGTAAAAGATAAAAAAACAAATTTATTAAATTTATCGGCTGCGGATTTTTCATTAAGTCTTGGTGATGAAATCAATAATTTCACTGATATAAGTAGTTGTGTTTATAAATACGATTCTAGAGTTTATGATTTAGATTTTGATCCTAAAATAGAAGAAATAAGTAGCGAGCAACAAAAATTGATTGCACAAGAATTTACTAATAAAACACAAGAAAATTTATATATAAAATCAATGCATTTACGAAATATTGCGCGATCTTTTTCTCATTATGTGAAAAATAAATACGCAACAAGTGCAACTGTAAATGTCAAAATAGATTCTTGTTTTCGTCTAAATGACGATGGTAGCGCAATTAGTAATAATGTTAGATTTGTTATTTCTGTAACAAACGTAACAGAAAGAACAGTAAATTATTTCTTTTTTCAAGGCTATTTTGTTGTAAAAAATACGCCTGTTGTTCTTCCTTTTCAAATAAAATTTAATAGATCAGCAAATTTGGCTAGTAATTTTCCAGAATATTTGATAAATGTATATAGCGTAGAAAAAAGACTTACATCAAGTGATACTAGAAATAAATCAAGGAGTTTTTCTATCGATTCAGTTGTTGAAAGAGTAGATTTAGGTTTTTCGTATCCGTATTCGGCATTGTGTCGTAATATAGTTAGCGCAAAACATTTTTCTAATATTCCTGTAAGGAGTTTTGATTGTAAATTATTGAAAGTAAATGTTCCGAATAATTACGATTCTGATGTAAAAGAGTATATTGGAGATTGGAATGGAAATTTTAGCAAAACAATAAGATGGACAGATAATCCAGCATGGATTTTCTATGATTTATGTATAAATAGTCGTTATGGTTTGGCAAAAACTTCATTGTCTGAAAATGACTTAAACAAATGGGAATTATATAAAATTTCTAAATTTTGTGATGAATTGGTGATAACAAACGCAAGCACTAAATACAAAGAAGATACTTTTTTATTCGATAATTCTTTATCTATTGATGAAACCGACTATAATACAATTACTTTTACGTCAACAGAAGATATTAGCGTAATAAAATCTAGATATCCAGAGAAAAGCATTATTTATTTATATGATGTCAAGAATACTTTTGGAGAATCAATAAACGAGAATTTCAAAAAAATAATTTTATCAGTTACAAAATCAAGTAATACAGTAAAAATAAAATTGTGTAATGATTTTGGAGTTAGAAAATTTATCGAGTCTGATTTTTCAGGTCGTTTTTATGAATCTTTGCGTACATATATTTTATCAAATCCATCAGTGTTGAATACCGAAGATAATGCAAAAAATTTTGCTGTGTCTTATATTGACGGTTTTTCTAATCCAGTAAACTCATTCAACTCTGCTTCGGAACAGGTTTCTGTTTCTTTCAGAAATAGAAGAATTTTTGATTCTTCTTTGAACGTTTATTCTGGAAAATGCGTTGCAAAACATCCTGATTATCCTGAATTTCTTGAACCTAGGTTTTCTGCAAATATATACATAAACGATACAACAGAAGGTTTGAAAATATTAACTGATTTATCTTCTGTATTTAGAGGCATTTTTTATTTTAAGAACGGTTTGCTTTCATTGAATACTGATGTTAAAAAAGCAACAACATATGTTTTTACAAATTCAAATGTAAAAAATGGATTCTTTAATTATGCTTCATCGAACTTAGAATCTTCCTATTCTGTAGTGAAAGTTTCTTATCTAGATAAATTAGATAACTTTAAGGATAAAATAGTTTATGTAGAAGACTCTGATTTGATAAAAAAATATGGTCTTATAGAAAAAGAAATTTTAGGTTTTGGTATTACTTCAAAATTTCAAGCTGAAAGAATAGGTAAATGGTTTTTAACGACTGGCAAGCTAGAATCACAAACAGTTTCATTTAATACGGGTATTGAAGCTAGTCTTTTAAAAATTGGAGATGTAGTAAGAATTGCTGATAATTTAAAAAATTCAAATGTTCTATTTGGTAAAATATTGTCTTTAGATTTCAAAAATAATTATATTTATATTGATAGAGAAATGAAGTCCGATGTTTTAGGTAAGAGAATAAAATTATTATCTGTCATAAACGATGAAACGGTAGAAAGCACGTTTACTGTTTTTGAAAATGACAACTCAAATTTGCGACTGGTCATATTGCCGTACGATTTTTTGAGCTGGAATTTGAAAAACAAAACAAAAACTTCTTTTTATGGTAGAAATTTATCTGCTGATGGTTTATCGGTAGCAGCTTGGAATAAAAAGGCTTTTAGTAAACAAAGTTATGTAGAAAACTGCCAATTATCTTTTAAGGTTGAAACACCAAATGATATAATGGTCGTTGGAATTAGTTCTAAAAATAATATAACCAATGATTATACCGATATAGAATATGGTTTTTATGTAAATAGTGGAAATTTATTAGGAATTTTTTCAGGTTATTCTTTCGCTTCGCCATATAATTTCAATAAAACAATTTCAGCAACAGATATTTTATCGATTGTTTATGACGGTATAAATGTTTCTTTTTATTTGAATAAAGAGCTTTTGACTGATGGTGATCCTAGGTCTATTGGAGATCCTTTATATGCGTCGGTTGCTTTCAATGGTCAATTCGCGTCAATCAATGAAATCTCATATTCTAGATATCCATTACCGTCATACAGTTCTTTTTCAAATTTAAGATCAGATGCTAATTTTTCTATATATCTTTCTGAAGAAGAAGAAAAAGAAGATTTATATAGAATAGTTGGTATCACAGAGAATTCGACAAATGAATATGGCATATCTGCAATCAAGTATAATGAAGAAAAATTCGACGTTGTTGATAAAAATGCATTTATTGATGAAAATCAATACAATAAAAAACAAATTATATTTTCGACAACCGACTATGTGTCGCCAGCTTTCTCAGACAGTGTAATTTCTGCAAATATTAAACAATATACTTTATCTTATATTCAATCAATAAATTTAGATTTTGATTATTCTTTTGTTATAGAAACAGAAGTTCTTAATGATAATTTCAATATGAAAAATTATATAAGTATTGAAATAGATTTTGATTCTTTATTTCAGGTCTTAAGCTCTAACCAACAGGTTTATGGTTTGTTTTGTTCTATAATAAAAGATGGTAAAGTTTTAAAATTTAAGAAAACAAAAAATCAATCTGGTAAAATATCTATATTTTTAGGGCAATCTTCTATTGGTTTGAATAGTAATTCAGTAATTTTTGATATTGATTTATACGCTTTTGATTCAGATTTGAAATTAATTAATGTGTAAAATAAAATATGGCTTTTATAAGCAACACGGGTTTATCTTATGATCAAGCTTTTATAATAAAAAGTATTGATTTGTATTTAAATGGAGTCAATTCTTCAAAAGATACATCATTTTCGCCAATTTCTTTTGGAATAGATCCTTCTGTGCCGTTTGTTAGTGGATTGTTAGCTGAAAATAATATATCGTTACAATGGACTGTTGAAAGGCCGGTTACAAAAGATATTTTATCTAATATAATAACTGATAATGGATTTTCTGGTTTTTATGTTAATTTTTACGATATAAATAGAAATTTATTATTTAGCGATACAAGCTCTTTTAATAATACATTTTATAATATATCTTCTTCTGAAATTTTTGATTCTCTTGTTTCGTCCACTGGTTTATCAAATGCTATTACAATAAATCAATTTTTTATTGATATTGTAAGTCAAGATTATATAGGCAATAAAAGTACGGGTTGTGCATTGATAAATTTTGGTAGTCCGAATGTTGAAATAAGTGGTTACTCAATATCAAATTCTTGTGAATTGGAATTGAATTATGCAGATAAAAGAATAATTGAATCGATTGATGTTTTTGTTAGCACGGGTATTGTTTTTGATCCTCTTTCTCAAGATTATTTGTATTATGTAAATTATAATTCTCCGTTGATTGATTCCGTTTTAATACCTGATCTTTTAGACGAAGATCAAATAAGTTTTACTGATAATTCTATAAGATCGCCATATTATGTTCATTTGATTCCTTATAGTTATTATGCAAGTGGACAAAAAATTGTTTCTTCAGGTATAAAAACTTCTTCTTATTCAGATCGAGTTTTTCCATCGAAAATAAATAATGTTACTGGTTATGTTTTTAATAATTATAACTCTGTATCTAAAGAGTTGGATCTACAGGTTTTTTTAAAATGGAATAAAGTTACAGAATCTCAAGATTGTTCTTTTCATGTTTTAGTTGAGCAGAGTGGATCTGATTCTAAAAAATTTGATTATTTTCTTCAAAATAGATCTTTGCAAAATATTGTTGATATAGTGCATGGTACGGGAACTGGAATTGATGTTACTGGTATTGTTTTTGAAAACTATGGACTTTCTGGAATACGATGGTCAGATCACACAATTTATATAGATAATTACGGTTCACATCCAACAGGAATTTTTGATCAATATTCATCAGGAATTAATTTTATAAGCGAAATAATAATACCTTCTGGTTTTATTGATAATCAAGAAATATTTTTGTGTTACGATTATATTGATAATAATCAATTTTTATTTTTACCTTCTGGAGATCACTTTAGCGGTTCGATTTATACGGGCACGTATTCGGATGTAAGATATGCGCCAAATTTTTCTTATTCAGATACAGGAATAAATAATTTAACAAATACAATTACTGGTATTCAGATAGCAAAAAGAATAACAGGTTATGCTGATTTTACTTATTCATTAATCGATCCTTCTTTCACTTTTCCTGTTCAAAACGATTCTAACTATTTTATTAAAGTTCGCGCAATTAATAGTAGCGAAATTGTTTCTGAATTTTCTGATACTGTATATATCACTTCGGGATATATAAATAATATTATTGATTTGTCTCCATTAAGTGGTAAAAAAGTTATTGATGGATCAGGTGTTAGTGGTTATATACCTGTGTTTTCTGATTCAGATAGTTTAACAACAGGAACGTTATATTACAGTGGTAGCAATAATCTTATATTTACCGAACTACCTAATACAACAATCACTTCAGGTTTATATTCTTTAGTTGTAGAAAACAATATTATCAAAAGACAAATTATTGCTGGAGGC